GGGGATTAACAAAGCGAGCAAAAACAGTATATTTTGCTGTTTCAGCAGCAAGAGGTCCTAGAAGAGTGGAAAAGACATAAAGAAAAGCAGAACCAAATTGGTTTTGAGAATTTCCAAGATCAAATAAATCATAAATATTAGCATAAGGGCAAATTAATTTAAGGGAATTACCTTCTTCAACACTAACAATTTTATAGGGGCAAGAAGTTTGGGAAGCAAGGAAACGAGTTCCTTTACGTCTGAAATCACCAGTCTGATCGTAATAAGGATTATAAACTAACATGAGAGCACCTTGCAAAAAGGGCTGAGCATTAATTTTGACTTCAATTTCGATGTCAGCTTTAAAATATTGGTAATTTTTCAATTTATCAACTACAAGGGGGGAATTCGTAAAAATATCTTGTGGGAAATTAAACTGTTGCAAATAATTTTGTGTGTCAGATGTATAATCAGAAGGAGCTAATTGAATTGGAATGGCAGCATCAGATGTTTTCCATTCAAAAGTCCCAAGATTAACAGGACGCTCAAGAATACTCATTATCTCGTGCCTGGTGGTGTCATTCAAAGCCATTTGCGTAGCAGTAGATGGCATTGGAACAGCCTCAGCAGACATTTGAATATCAGTTAACAATTTTCCACGGGTCGAATCAACTATCGTATTTTGGTCATGGTCATACGATACAGAACCATTTGAATTTTCATTTGAAGTAGTAGCAATCATGTCATACGACAGGGGTAGATGATTATTCACCCTGAAGTCAGGAGCTGTATCACCAGAGCACAGCAACACTCTTTTAGAGGCAAGGAAATAGCAGTAGAAGAAAAAGTATCCTGTTTAAATTTTAAATCCAAGTTCACATTTCCGGGTCAAGGCCATAGGAGCTACCATAGAGGAACATATTCTGTTCGAGAGTACAAATCACGATTGTATTTGTACACCTCCATCTGCTCGTAGTAAGTGGGTACAGTAATTTGTAACCCAACCACTGCGAGTTCCTCTTGTATACGAGCACTCCAATACTCGTACACGCTTTGCGGATGGAGAGAGAGTTCCATAATCGTTTGATCACAATTTTCAATAGTCGCAGACTTGAGAGCTTTTCCGCGAACCCAATTCGTTATCTCAAGCACATTTTCCAAATCCATAGGAGCAAGAAAAGTGCCATCGGGTTGAATAGCAAATTTTCGTTTAAGAAAAGCAACATCTTCCAATGGTTTAAATGGGAGGATGTTTCCAGTCTTGGTTTCGTCAGTATATGTGAGACCAAAGGAAGCAAGAGCATCTGTCAAAGTGAGTTGATTAAACCAGTCAATTATTTCGACACTAACTGATTTTATATCGTCATCACCATAGATGATTTCAGCAACATGCTTCCTGTAGTCACACACAACA